CCCCCAGGAGTCCCCCAGATAAAGTGGGGGTGGCCTATCCCCAGGGGTATAGCCCCTAGCCCCTCCCTAGGATACCATAAGGCTAGTCCAGGGGTCAACCCCCTGAGCTACCGTTCATCGGATAGACCCTAGGGTATTCATAAGAAAAATCTTAGGGTATTCAGGGGGTGGATCGGGGGGAATATCCCTTGATAACCCCTTGATCCCCTATTGACATCCCACGATACCCTATGTTAATCAAAGACTGTCTATATCCGGGGGTTTGCTGGGGGACTGATAGTCTCTAGACTGTATAAAAAACCAGTAGACAACCCCGTAAAGAATATGGCCTAATGGCTCCGCCTTGAGGGAAACCGATAGGCAACGGGGGAAACCCCTAGGGGCTTGACAACCCCCGCGGAACCTGGCCTAATGGCCACCACGTTCCACCTAGGCCACCATCCCCCGAGTCTACGGACACTAACGGGGGCTGCCAACCAAGGGGGAATGCCTAAGTCACCCAAGTATAAGACCGGCAGGCATCGGGGGTTGACAAGGGATAGGGGAAGCGGTAAGATGGCCCCCAAGTCAACGGCATAACGTGCATGACTCCCTCGGGATTAGCGTAGCCTTGACAGTAAGCGGACGTGATGGTCCGGGGCGGTGTAGATAGGGCGCCTTGTTTATAGCCTAACTACAAAGCTGTGACTCCAGCCGATAGGATTGGTCCACCACGTAAATACAGACGGACCACTTGACAAGCCAAGCCCAAGGCTCTAACATAGGCACCCGTCCCCAGCCATCTTCGGATAGCTGAGATACAAGCCCCCTGGTAGGGCAGGCATTGGGGAATGCCGATAGTTTAAGCTAGACCATTCAACAACCGAGTCTCTTAGGTCTAACCAATCCCCCAGGATAACCCGCTTGATTGCGGACCCAGGAACGGCGGTTAGACTATTGAAAAAGGTTGGGTCAAAAGGGTAGCCATCCGAATCCCTACTACTAGCTTATCGTGACTGGTATGCGAGAGTCCTTTGGGCAAGACGCATCCCTACCTAACAGGTAAGGTTACTCCCTACGATAGCCATCCGGCTCCCTCTTACAAGTAACCTCGGAGTTAGGTAGGATATATTACAAAGGACTAACCCTTTGCAATGTATCCTCTAGAGGGAATTAAAGTGAAAGGCAAACCGAAACAAAGGACCGCAGTCTACAAAGGCGGTCGCAAGACTGCTAAGACTGATATCCATCGCAACAATCGGAAGTCGGTCTTTGGTAGCCCACGTCTGGGGCGTAACCCCCTTGACATTCTCCTTAACTCCTGAAACAAAAGGAAATACTTATGAAAACTGTACTCACCGCAGACAAAATCCTGGGCAAGGATCAGATCACCGCTGGTCTGGTAGCTCTGAAGTCGTTCAACAAGGCTTGGAATGAAGCGACCCAACAACTGGCGGCCTCGGCTACCGTACTGGCTCACGAGCATGGTGATGTTCGGGCTATCCGTGCGATGCTGGCCATGATGCCGAAGGGCGCTAAGACCAACAGCCTGCGCCGCTACTTCGAGCGCTACGCTCCAGTCAAGTGGTCGGAACTGAAAAAGGAATTCAAGTTCGACGGCAACAAACAGCACAAGGGCGTTCGCCAGGGGGAAACCGAGGAAGACTTGGCATTGTTCTCCGGCATCCTGAACACCCACTGGTCCGACTGCGGCCCGGCGGAAACCGCTGACAATTTCAAGCCGATCGATCTTCAAGCACGGCTCCTGCGGCTGGTCAAGGACTGCAACAAGGAACTGGACAGCGAGTTCAAGGACCAGTCCAAGGTCACTGCTGACCAGGTGAATCAGCTGAATACCCTGCTGCGCCAGATGTTCCCCAACGGCGAGGCGGCCTGATGCGAGTAGTGGGTGGCGCTTGGTTCTTCCCCAAGGTTACTAAGCGCACCCCTCACCAGCAACGAATCCGAAAGTATCTGTCCATGGTAAACCGTGGGCAGGTATCTAGGGCCAAGCGATACGCAGAAAGGCATTGCCTATGATGGCCAGGGGCGTACTATGACGCGCCCCTTGGTTCCTCCCTAGAGTACATGGTAGGTCCGTGTATTGTATGGATGAACTAACCGAGGATATAACCGTGTGGACCCCTTTTGGTAGCTTTCTGGTAGCTGTTACAAACGATTACGTGCAAGGGCGTTGTAACTCCCGTTCGTACAATAGCAACGGGGTTGAACAGGTGGTTTACCGTTGGGCTTTCGTCGATGGTAAATTCGCCTGCGGTGTCTATGTGGAAGGCCGTCCCATGGGCTTCTGCGGGTGGACCAAATGAAGTCACCCTACGAAGCGGCCCACGAAAGGGCACTCATGGTTAATCGGTTGCAGAAGCTCACGAGGATGCTGCGGGTTCATCCCGATCCCCGGTGGAAGCAAGAACAGCAAGAATTGATTAAGAGGTTGAAGCGATGACGATAGCTATCGTGGTGTCTTGTGTAGGCATCGGATACTTCTTCTTCCGCGACTGGAAGGAAGAGATGGGTATCAACTGACCCAACTGATGAGGCCATGGTGATTCCTGGCCGAAACCCCCACCGGACCTATGGTCGCAGGCTGGGGAGTCTTGGGAAATCAACAAAGGAAACTATCCCATGAAACGCAACGACTATCGTAAGGTTAGCCGCAACATGCAAGCCATCGAAGCTATCGACCGCAAGATTGCCAAGGTTACTCGTGAGCTTACCAATACCAATGGTAGCCACCTTGGTAAAACCCTGGAACTGAACAAGCTGCGAGCCAAGCGTGCATCCTTGGCTAAGAACAGGGCTCGGTGATGGCATGGAAGTATATTGCATGTGCCGCCATACGCTCACGTTCCAATGGGTTGTTGCTGGTAGCGTGGGTGGTTCTCTTCGTCCTGTCCTCGACCTTGGACAGCATCCCTTTTGCATCGTGAGGTAGGTGTACTATGACGCCCGCCCTGTATTTGTTCCTCTGGTTGGAGTCCCTGGTCAGCATCCGGCGATTCCAGCCTAACCCCAAGATGTACCCCGGCTGGTACGTTACCCACATCCGGGTAGCTATCTTCGGCAAACGTGTAGGTATCATCTATGAACTCCACTAAACCCCAAGTTTTCTGGTTGGTAAGCAAGGACGGTGAACGCCACGTAAAGGTCATTAACTTCGGGCAGTTCATCACCGAAACCTTCTTCGAACTCGGAATCCCGGTGGACCACATCGTTCATCGGGTTCAATGAGGTGACGCCATGACCAATACCTCTTTCACCGTAGCGGTGGCAAAGCCAAGGTTTGAGTTTCATATCAGCAAGATGGCGGACGGTGCCTACGTCCATTCGGGTGATTCCGGGTCTGGAGACTTGGTTTATCTCAAGAAGGGCGAGCTCGTGACCATCGTTCACAAGGATGGCTTCAACATCCTCAAGTGCAAGGATATCGGTACTCACCCTGATCTGTTCCCGGCCAAATGGTTGTCGGTGAACGCCTGTATGTGGGGTCCGTATGAAGAATAAACCCATGATCGGCCAGATAATGGCCCAGGAGCGCCGCATGAAGCGTCGGGTAGAAAAGCGGGGGTTCAACATGAGCCTCCAGGAAGGCCCCCAGGAGCCCCGTGGTGAGCTTGGTTTCACCCTGGCAGCCGTAGGTGTGGAGTCGAGCCGATCGGCTTACCTGCGGCACGCCAAGGAGGCTATGATCCAATCTGGTGAGCCTTGCCACCACTGTATGCCAGTCTTCGGCCCCAAAGAGGGTCGTTGTTGCAACTGCGCGAGGGGATTGGTGATGGATTCTTCGGTCGTCTCGGCTGTTTCTTCGGGGTCCACGACTACAAGATCATCAGGACTGGTCCTTTCGACTACATGCACAAGGGGGTGGTGGTAGCCTCGTCTGTCTATTACGACCTTCAGTGTAAAGTCTGTGGTGATGTTAAGCGGAAGGTGATGAAAGCATGACCTTCCTATTACTAACCATCATACTCCCCCTGGGCTTCCTGGCTGTGTCAGTGCTTGTGGCTCTGGCATTGACGGAATAGATTTATCAACCAAACGACTAATCAAAGGAGATTACTAATGCACCGCAGAGACTTTCCTTCCTGCTGTACCGCAAAAATCTACATCGGCATGGGACCCTCGGGTACCGCTGACCATTACGCCGGCCTCGCATCCAATGGGTTCAGCCCCCGTGGTTTCGCCAAGGAACTGATCGGCGCTATCCGTCGTGAATCCAACGAGGGCCACGGTACGATGGTCTTCACGGTGAACAGCGAGCAGGTGGTAGCCGACACCATCCTCCGCCGCATGGGCAGCCACTACAACCCCTGGGCATCCAGCGACAACCACTCGACCAAGGTCCGGGTCCACGTCATCAACGTGAAGGCTGCGGCAGAGATCCTCATCAACCATGGGGTTCTCCGTAATCACCTAGGTGGTTTGCAGGACTACCCCGGTACCGTCGAGCACTCGGAGTACCTCGACAAGCTCTGTAAAGGTCTGTAACATCTAGGCCTTGACATTCTGCTGGAAGTATGGTATAATAACCTTAAGGTGTCCGGGGTTGCTTTATATCCCTAGGATACCTAAGGTTCTAACCTACTATCTTCTTCATCTTAAGAAAGAGGTAAGAACAATGGTCCTCAAGCTCTACACTCGGGTAATGCTCCTGGCTATCCCCGCATGGGTAAGCATCCTCTGGGTAGTACCCCAGATGCTGTCCCCGGCTAACACCCTGATGAACGCCATGGGTGCTGGCCTCCTGGCCCTCTCCATCCTGTACTCCCTCTGGGCTGTCAGCCATCTGTACTCCTACGCCGGTAAACTCTCGGGCAAGAAGGGGGTGTAGTATGGCTAAGGTAACGAGGGGTGTTAAGCCAACCCTCCCGCTGTACTTCGAACGTAAGAAGAACTCCCAGGTCTACATCCGGCCAGAAAGATCCCTTGCTCGTGGGTTCATTTCCATGATTAATATCAGCGATGGTTCGATCATGGCGTGTTCGCCAAGTGAGTTGTCCCTGTTCTTCAATGTACTGCCAGCCGGTGAAGTCCTGACGGTGGAGGTCTGATGTACTATGACGGAACAGATGCGAGGCCGCCTCCGTGAGGCAATCCAAAAGGATTTAGAGGGCATCGGAGAAGATACCTCTGACCTCTACGACAACATACATAAGATAGAAGGCCTGCTTGGCCACCCAGGTAAGCCCCCGCATGATTGGGGCTTCTATGTACTGATGTTCGTCATGTTCATTTCTTTGTGCATGGTCTACATCACCCCTCTTCTGTACAAGTAAGGAATCCCTATGAAGAAAATCCTCGGCCTCCTGGCCATTGCTGCCCTCGCAATCACCGCAGGTTGCTCCAAGGTTCCCGCTGGCTATACCGGCGTCGTCGTCAACATGATGGGCGACTCCAAGGGCGTCGATCTGAAGGAAACCCCGGTCGGCTGGAAGTTCCTGACCCCCAACGAGGAGTTGTTCAAGTTCCCCACCTTCAACCAGAACTTCGATCTGGCGGTGGTTACTGCCCAGGACAAGGACGGCCTGAAGCTGGACTTCCCCATTGGCGTCACCCTCCGGGCTGCTCCGGGTAGCGCACCCCTGCTGTTCCAGACCTACCGCAAGGGCATGAACGAGATCGTAAGCGTGAACGTGCCGCAGGTGGTCCGTAACGCCGTGAACAACGCCAGCAGCAAGAAGTCCGCCGAGGCCATCTATGGTCCTGGCAAGGAAGCCTTTGTCAAGGAAGTCGAAGCTGCCGTCCGTGAGCACTTCTCCACCCGTGGCATAATCGTCGAAAGCCTGTACCTCAACGGTATGATCGGTCTGCCGGCGCAGGTGGTCGAGGCGATCAATGCCAAGATCAAGGCCACTCAGACGGCGATGCAGCGTGAGAACGAACTGCGTCAGACCCAGGCCGAGGCAGCTAAGGCTATCGCGGCAGCCGAGGGTGAGAAGCAAGCGGCTATCCTGGTGGCACAAGGTAAGGCCGAAAGCCTCCGCATCCAGGGTGAAGCCCTCCGCCAGAACCCCGGCGTGGTAGAACTGAATGCCATCGAGAAGTGGGACGGCAAGCTGCCCACCTACGTCACCGGCGGCCAAGCCATGCCCTTCATCAACGTTCGCTAAGGAGGTGAACAATGGGTAAGCGTAAGGTTTTCTATGAGCGTCTCTGCTCCAACGGTGAATTGACCCTGAACGGCAACCTCAAGGCCACCAAGGTGTCGGCACCGACCAAAGGCAAGCAGCAGCGTCGCGGCCCCTTCTAAGAGGGCGTTAGTAATGCCCCTAGGAACTCCCTGGGGGTATTGCTGGCTAACTCAACCAAGGAGAAAACAAATGGCCCGTATCAAGTATGCCTTCGGTATGAAACCCAAGAAGGGCGAGGGTAAAGCCCTCAAGGTAATGACCTCTTCCTCCTGCTTCGGTACAATGGAAGGTCCGGTAACCCACGGCTATAAGCTCGACGGTTGGACCTTCATCTGCTCCCGTCGAAGCAAGAAGTTCATCGATGCACTCAACAAGTGTACACAGGGTGAACTCAAGACCATCACCATCGGCGGCAAGGCCTTCAAGATCCCGAAGGTCCACTTCTGGTCTTACGAAAGCAAGGCCAAGGATTCCCCCTTCGAGAAGTATTCTAACGGGACGGAAATGATTTCCCCCACCCATCACGGAAAAGAAGGGGTCTGCGGTATCTACTTCAACCCCAAGGTACACACCCTGGATTCCTGGTACCCCATCATGAAATTCCTCTTCAAGATGATCTCCAGCGGACTAGACTACCAAGGTCGTGAAGAGGAGGTTCACCTGAAGCTTGCTGAGAAGTATGGCTTCTGGAAGTCCTACCTCGCAATGTCCTTCCACGGACTGATAGCCAATGGCTACACCGGGTACCCACTCTCCAGCTACATGTTCAGTAGCGATTGGGATGATCTCAAGAAGGGGGATATCCACATCCAATCCACTGAAGAGTCTATGCGATTCGGTCGTTGGATGGCCAATCGGGATGCCCCAGGTGGACGTGAGTGGGTAAGGAGTACACCATGGCGGTCTGAATTCCTGAAGATTCAGTTGGACAAGGTGGAGGTGGTTACCATAGCCCCTCAGCCAACCGTTTTCGGAAAGAAAGACCCCTACATGACCGTAGATAGCGAGGTGGGAGGTTTCATCCGCCTTTATTCTCATACCTGTGAAAAATACGGAGTGGTCATGCTGGGGATCATGGGTGAGATTGGCTGGAGAAGCGGCATAAAGGATATCTCACTGGCCCTCGAAGACTTCATCGAGAAAAACTTCTGACAACCAAGGAGAAATCAAATGGGAATGTATGCAGCCCATAACGTGTACTATGATGTCGAGGGTGCTGAGGTTGGTCACTGCTGCGTTAAATACGTGGCTGAATATACCAACTGCTTCGGTGCATTCTGCGACGAAACGGGGCCTGTCCGGGATGTAGTGTGGGAAACCGGGGTTGGACACCTTCTGGTGTCTACCCATGAGAACACTGCCGGTAAGCTGGTGGAGTTCTTGAACAGCGATCTGGTCAACAGGATCACCGACGGTGGAATCCTCTCAGCTTCCCAGGACTGGCCAACCAAGTGGTGGACAGGATCTGACGGGGCTACCCAAAACCTCTCCGACCAGAACCACTTCAGCACCCCTGGCCGCCGACAGGCTGTGTACGTTCGTGTGGACCTCAAGAAGAACGCATCGGCAATCATCTGCGCACTCCGTATGGGTGATCGTCTCTGGGGTATCGGGGATCAGATGCGTCGTTTTCAAAAGGAAGCTCAGGATAAAGTCCTGGGGTTCAACGCAGAACTTCTGACCCTCGCGGCTTGTGCCCAGGTCGGTAGCACTGCCCACTGCGACAGCTATCCGGCGATGTTCCCCGTGACTGCTGGGGAGTATAAGGAGCAGTGCGAAGCCAATGGGGATGATGTAGAGGATAGCTACATCAGTGAGATCATGGACCACTTGACAGGTGGGTGGAAGAATATCACCTATTTCGATATCAAGAGCATCCATGGACGAACTCGAGAAGAGTTCAAGGACAAGCTCAAGCACCATGATGATCCCCTCTGGAAAGGCTATACCAAGGACGATTACCTGATCGAGTGCGATGGGTTGGATGAGGTACACGATGATCGAATCCTCTCCATCATGGCTCCCATCACTATCGACGTAGGTGATCCCGGACGAGATTCCTCCCCCACGGTACCCACTAGTTATTACGACCTTCCCGAAATCCTCGAAAAACTGGAGAACATGCAATGAACAACGCAATCCCCCTGATCGGTGCAGATCCCGAAGTTTTCGTCGGCTACGACCGTAACCCCCAGAGCGTCATCGGCTTCATCGGTGGAACCAAGGAAGCGCCCTTGGCTGTAGCCGGTGGTGCCGTCCAAGAAGACAACGTTCTTCTGGAGTACAACATCGACCCGGCCAGCACCAAGGAAGAGTTCGTCAAGCGGATCATTTCCGTCCGACTCCTTGGTGCCCAGATGCTCCACCCCTTCGGCATGAACATCATCGAGAACCTGTCGTCTCACCTGTACGACGAGGAACTCCTCCGCAGCTTCGGCCCCCAGGCTTACGTCTTCGGTTGCGAGCCGGACTACAACTGCTGGACTCGTCGTCAGAACGTGATGCCGAAGGATGCCCCTCCGACCCTGCGCACTGCTGGCGGCCACGTCCATATCGGCTTCAGCCACATCGAGCGAGTCACCAAGGCTACCACCCGAGAAGTCATGCAGATGTGTGACTACCTCCTGGGCCTGGCGTCTGTCATCCTCGACGGTGACACTCAGCGGAAGAAGCTGTACGGAAAGGCTGGTGCAATGCGCTATAAGCCCTACGGCGGCGAGTACCGTAGCCTGTCGAACTTCTGGATCTTCTCTGTAGACCTGACCGAGTGGGTCTATGAAATGGCAGTACAGGCTTACACCTCCAAGCACCTCCTGGAGGAGTACAAGTCCATCGTATCTGGCGATGAAGTCCAGCGAATCATCAACGAGAACGACGGCGCTGCGGCGGTAGCTGCACTTCAAGCGCTGGGGGTGAAATATGAATGACCTGAATAATCGCCATCGGTTGTCCGGAGACTTCAACATGTACTACTCCTCCACCTATGCCTTCTTCCGGGTGGACGGCGAGCCTCGGGTAGTGTACGTGGACGATACCGAGTCCATTGGTGACGACCGTCAATTCGATGGGTTTCGTCTCCTCGGCAACGTGTATCGCCCCGACGGCAGTAACTACTACGGTGGGGTTGTCTACAGCGAGGTAGAAAGCGTGCGGCCCTCCAGTGGGTACTATGACGTCTTTGGCCGTGGGGTTCGTGATACCTATGTATCGTTCCTCGTGAACAACCGTACCCAGCGTAAGGGTGTAGACCCACGGAACATCTTGCTGAACCATGGCCAACAGGCTATCACCGGCGAAATGATGATCCGAATCTTCACCCAGGCCGAGGAAATGATCTCTGCTCCCTCCCACCGGGATTTCTTCATCAAGGATGGGGTAGTTCACTGGAAGGGGGTGAAGGTTGGTCAGATGGTAGATGGCCGACTGTCCGCAGATGAACAATTCAAGAACCAGGAGGACTTGCTATGTCAGTTATTGGCACACAGATAGGGTTCCGTAAGAACCAGATCATCGCCCCGGAACACCACGAGGAACTGCCTGCGGTTGCTTCCTTCGGGTTCGAAGTAGAACTGGAAGGTCTCAACAACTGGCCGGAAGTGGATGGGTGGGATCTGAAGGGTGACGGATCTCTGCGGGAGGGTATGGAGTATGTCTTCTCCGGTCCCGCCTCTGGCCAGAAGGCAATCACTCGGGTTGAATCCTTTGTAAGTGCGATGGAAGAAACCCCACCGGCTCCTACCTTCCGTTGCTCCACCCACCTGCACATGGATATGCGGGACGTAGAGTGGCCGGTGTACGAACGAACGGTCCTGACTTACATGGCATTCGAGGATGTTTTCTTCGATCACTGCCAGCCGTATCGTCGGGATAGTAACTTCTGCATCCCGTTCTTCAGCAACGACTGGTTGGCCCAGACCTTCGGTCGCCGTATCCTGGCCCCGGAAGGTGACCGAGAGAAAGTCTTGGGTCTTACCTCCTGGCCCAAGTATTCGGCCTTGAACCTCCAGGTAACCCACAACTTCGGATCCATCGAGTTCCGTGGTGCTCACGCCATGACTACTCGCCAGGAAATGGTAGGCCTGATGCAGCGTATGTTGTGTCTAAAGGCCTTCGCCATGGCTCACGCAGAAACCCCCCTGGAAGAGTTCCTCAAGGTGCTCTCCGAGGTGAATCTCCGGGATGTGTTCTTCCTGGGGGTATCTCCGGACTATGAAATGTCTCCGGGTGGTCGTGAAATGGGGATCGCCAGTGCTACTCTCGCGGTGGCAACCATGGGCTTTGTTCGCTCCGGGGTAGATCCTCTGGAGGATGAACAGAACCGTCAGCGACGTCTCCGGGAGCAGGAACGTGAGCGTCAGAGGGTTTTGGATCGTAGGCTGCTGCTAGCTCGATCTACTACCTCCAGACTACTCGATGGTGCAGCAGAGCGGTACAACTTGGCAATGGTGCCAGGTACCCAGGTTCGACTGGATACAGCGATCACTGCGGTAACCTCTCTGCGTCGTATTGGTCACCAAGTGCGTGTACGAGACCTTCTGGAGGACCAAGAGGCTCTTCAAGATGCCTTCGTAGCGCTCATGGATAACCCTCAGCACCTTCAGCGCCATACCGGCGTAACAATCGAACCAGATATGTACTAAGGAGAAATACAATGTGTGGATTGGTAGGCTTCTGTGCCACAACTAACGCGAGTGATAACGAAATCGCTCTTCTCAAATCCCTCCTGGCCGTGGATATTGTCCGTGGTGCTCACGCCACCGGTTTGGCCAAGATCGACCCGGTTAAGAACGAGGTAGGAATTCACAAGCGGGCAGTAGATGCCTACGACTTCCTGGCTGATCCTGAAACCAAGGAGTTCCTGGACAAGGGTCGGGCTCGCATCTACATGGGTCACAACCGTTACGCCACGATGGGCGACAAGACGGACCATGGGAATGCCCACCCCTTCCAGGTAGACCACATCACCATGGTACATAACGGCACCGTAGATACCTGGGGCCTGCACCTGCTGGATGGCAATGATAAGTACAACGTGGATTCGAACATGCTGTGCGCTACCATTGCCAACCACGGTGCCAAGAAGACGTTCGAGGAGAAGTTCTCTGGTGCTGCTGCGGTTGTCTGGTGGGACTCCAAGGAACGTAGCCTGAACTTCATCCGTAACGAGGATCGTCCTCTGTTCATGGCGGTTACCACCACCGGGACTATCGTATGGGCATCGGAGCCTGGGATGCTCAAGGTTTTCCTGGAGCGACCCAATGCTAAGATCCGCCTGCGTTCTCCCATCGCTGAACTGAAGGCTGAAGTCCTGGTAACTATCCCGTTCACGGAGGCCGGAGTGCGAAAGGGTGCAGAACCCCAGACCACTCCGGTCACGTTTCTGGACCTCCCAATTCCCGAAAGCGAAAGGCAAGCATCGGCCGACTCCTGGGGAGACTACCCCAGTGTTGAGGATTGGAACGATCTCATCGGAGACGAAATCCCATTCTAAACCCAGGGTTCAAGTCGGCGGCACCTCGGGGAACACCCCTCCGGCCAACATCACCTACCCCCTGAAGGTCCAAGGCCATACCTTCAACAACGTGCATGTCTTTCGGGACTTCGTGTCTCAGGGGTGTGCATCTTGCGGGAAGATCCCAACCGCATATGACCAGCGTAACCGTCATCTGACTGTATACGAAGGTGCCAAGTTCACTGGTAGCCTGGATGAGTGCGAGTTCATCTGTGGCGAGTGTGTAATCGAAAATAAATAGGAGGTCAAAATGACCCAAGTAACGATGAAGCGTCAAGTAGTGATCCAGATGGAGACCGACGCAACCCGTAAGTATCCCTTCTCCCGTGACACCCTGGACAAGATCCAGTCGATTCGTCGAGTCAAGGAGCAGGAACTCAATGATGCCAACCCGGACGAGGAATTCCTGGTACCGGCCCCGGTAGTCATTGCGGAAGCTATCGACCGACTCTTCGAAGACTACTTCGAGTAAGGTAGTGCGTTAGTAATAACCCCTGGCCGACCCATGCCGGTTCCTAAGATGCGTACATGGGATCTGACTTAGGATTCCAGGGGTTATTGCTGGCTTCACTACTACCCTCAACAGAAACAGGAGATTTGCCATGTTCTATATCTATAAAGGTGCCCGCCCATCTGCTGGTGCTGTAGCCCTTCGTAACGCCCTTGGTGCTCGAATCCTTCGCTCCGAGGGGTCGACCTATCGGGGCCGTGTGGGTACTGCGGTAATCAACTGGGGGACCGTTGGTGCAGAGGCTAGCCGACTCCAGGGTATCGCCCCGGTGTTCCTCAATGACCCGGCAGTTGTTTACCGCTGCTCTAACAAGCTGGAGTTCTTCCGCCACTTCGAGGCCAATGCTCCCCACCTGATTCCTCGTTGGACCGAGCGCTGGGAAGACGCCTTGGGTGTCCTCAACATCTCTGGCCGCATGTATGCTCGTACCGACCTGACCGGCCATAGCGGTCGTGGTATCCATCTGGTGTGTACTATCAACGACGCAGAGGTTGCTGCAATTGATGCACTTCGCAGGCAGGGTAACTACCCCGTACACATCTACGGTCACACCCACATCCCGGAGGTTATCACCAGGGCACAACTGTTTACCCAGGGCATCGTCGGTAAGCGTACCGAGTTCCGAGTCCACGTCATCCGTGGGGAGGTAGCCCTTCTCCAGGTCAAGCTACGCCGTGTTGCCAATGAAATGGTTACCAACGAAGGCCAAAGCATCGTTCGTAACGTAGCCGGCGGGTGGGTCTACGGGGTTAACGATGCAATGGACCGTGATGGTGCTGAGCAGGCTATGTCGGCAGCGGCAGAGGCTATCCAGGTAGCTGGACTGGACTTCGGTGCAGTAGATATCATCTTCCAGCACGCCACTGGCCGGGCCTTTGTCCTGGAGATCAACACCGCCCCAGGTCTGGACGCTGAAGGCAGCGCCCTGGAGGCCTACGTCAAGGGCTTCAACAAAATCTTCGAGGAGACTATCTAATGGCTGTTCGTGTTTTCGTTTATGGTACTCTCCTGTCTGGTTTGTACAACCACTACCTTCTGGAAGGGGCCGAGTTCATCGGCAATGCTGTATCCTGCGAGCGGGGTCTGATGTACTCCGCTGGCGGCTTCCCCATCCTCTCCTTCGCCTCCCGTGCTGACCTCATCGTAGGTGAAATCTGGCAACTCCCCGAGGGCGAAGCGGGGGATGAAATGCTGGAGAACCTGGATGCCCTGGAGGGTTATCCGGGCTGGTATGATCGTACCCTCAAGGATTTCCGAATCAATGGGGAACGAATCAAGGCCCTAGTGTACCACCAGGATAGCCACATGGCGATGGATATCGTCCAAGATGGCGACTGGAAGGCACACCTGGCAAAGCGACAAGGAGCAGTATAATGAATGAAATGACCGTAGACAAAGCAGTAGAAGTCTACCGCGATACTCCGAACACCTTCGGACACCAAGAGCTACATGCCCAGAAGATGCTACTCAAGGAGATCCTGGGCCTTGTAGCTTCCCAGCGACACCTCCAAGACTCTATCGAGGTCTCCAAGATTCCGGAGGCCTCGGACAGTCCCGAGACCAGCTACGGTGGGTACTGTGACGAATCCATTGGAATTCGCTTCATGTGGGAGCGACTGAAGAAAATCGAGGATCGTCTTCGGGAACTGGAGGAGGTCTACGGTACCTTCGTAACAACTCCCTATAAAACCCTACCGGGCAACGTGAATGCTGTACCAAGCCTGGTTCTCAAGAGTCAACTGGAGGGGTAAGTGAAGAAAATCATCGGTGATACGGCTTGTCCGGGTTGCCGAGCTAAAGGTGGGGATAAAACAGGAAATCACCTCATCTTGTTCGTTGATACAGAAAAGGGTACTCGGTTCGGAAGTTGTAACCGTTGTGGTCACTACGAAGTCCTCGAAGAGGGTTTCAAGGTACCAGAGCGTAAGGAGAAATCCGAGGAGGATATCATCCATGAAGTCAACGAAGTCCTTGAGTATCCAATTAAAGCCCTCGATACTCGAAAGATCAGCAAATCAATCGCTGAACGGTACGGGGTACGTGTTGGTCTATCACAAGAAAATGGTGAGGACGTTATCGAGCATTACTATCCACGCACTCGCGAAGGGGAGTACCGAGCGTTCAACGTCCGAATCCTAGAACCTAAGGCTTTCTACTACCGTGGAAGTCCCAAGGGCGGTGTAGACCCCTTCGGGTATAATACCCTTCGGCATAAGGATATGGGACACCTGCGGTTAGTCATCTGCGAGGATGAACTGTCGGCTATGTCCGTGGCTCAGATCATGGAGTCGAAGCTGCCCGAGAAGTGGAAGCATCTGCGTCAGGCAGCTATTAGCTGGTCCTCTGGTGTTGGTTCCGCTGGACGAGATATCGCATTCCTAAAGGAATCTGGTGTACTCGAACGGTTCAACGAGGTCATCTATTGCCACGATGCTGATGACGAGGGGCGTAAGTCAGTAGAGAAGGTACGTGCCCTGTACCCCGAGTGTAAGTTTGTAGAGCTTCCCCTGAAGGATGCTAACGACATGCTTATGCGTAATCGGGGGGATGAGGTCTACCAGATGATCCGATTCGGTAGCAAGGTTAAGTCCCCGGACTGTTCCGTAACTGTTGATGAGGTATACGCTGAGGCGCTAGAACCCCCTAAGTGGGGCAAGAGCTACCCCTGGGAAGGTCTAACCAACCTTACCTACGGTCAGCGTGATGGTGAGATCATCGGGGTAGGTGGAGGTACTGGAATCGGTAAGACCCTGTTGGCCCACGAGATTGCCGCCTGGAATTGCATTGAGCACGGGGAGAACGTAGGGACATTCCTGTTGGAAGAGCAGGTAGCCATGACACTGAAGAATATCGCGGGGAAGGTAGCTAATGTTCCCTTCCACCGACCGGATATCGAGTGGGATGAGCAAGCCTTTAAAGACGCTGCTGGTAAACTCCGTGGCAAGCTCTTCATGTGGAAGAACAAGGGTCAGAACGATTGGGATCATATCAAGGAGTGTATTCGCTTCTGGGCAGTAGCCATGGATGTGAAGACTATCCTCCTGGATAACATGACCGCCATGACCAACCACCTTAGTCCTTCCGAAATGAACACGGAGATCGCCCGTATCTGTACAGAGCTCGCAGGGATGGCCGACGAGCTAGGACTGCGGATCTTCATCTTCTCCCACCTTAACCCACCCAAGGGTAACCGTACCCACGAGGAGGGTGCTGAAGTAAAGGAAAGCCAGTTCACTGGTTCCCGAGCTATGCAGCGGTGGTGTCAGCTTATGATCGGCTTCGAGCGGAACAAGCAGGCTGACGGTGAAGAGAAGCACGAGAGTCGAATCCGTGTAATCAAGGACAGGAACTACGGTAATACTGGCCTAGTGTTTACCAAGTATAACCCAGAGACGGGTCGCTTGGTTGAACGTGAGGGCAGTTACGACGAGGTACCTGCTGACGATGACACCCCAATTTGATTATGTGATCTATGACCTTGAGGGGGATGGACTCTTCAACGAGGTCACAAGGCTATGGTGCGCTGTTGCAGTAGACATTCCAACTGGGGTAGTCCGGGGATTCCGGCCCGAGGAAATGGACGTGTTCTACCGCATCATCGCCCATGCAAAGTTCGTGGTCGGGCATAACATCCTAGACTACGACAACCGGGTCCTTGAGAAACTTCATGGGATCATCATCCCTCCGGATCGAAGCTACGACACCTTGGTTGCATCGAGGTTGACTTGGCCAGACCGACCCCAGGGTCATTCCCTGGGTGCCTGGGGTAGATTCCTGAAGTGTCACAAGGGTGACTTTAACGACTTCTCCAAGTTCTCCGAAGAAATGTTTGAGTATTGCCTTCAGGATGGAGTGGTCAGTCACGCACTGTTCAACTACCTCCTCCGGGTACTCGGAATGACTTGGCAAGAGCTTGTTGAATGGAGGACTGTAGATTGGCTAAAAAGCGAGTGAGGAACTACAAGCGTGAAAGGGAACTGGCTATTCGACGCGGCGAAACGGGCGTGGGGTCTAAGTCTGGAGATGCTCAGCGGCACAGGGCCCGCCGAAAGGTGGAAAAGCGTCTTGGAAGGAAGCTCGGAGCCGACGAGGTTGTCGATCATATCAAACGTGTTAAAGATGGTGGCGGTAACGGGGATTCTAATCTCCGCGTCCGTAGTCATTCTTCTAACGCTGCTGATGGTGGTCGTGTGGGCGATCGTAAGGCCAAAGGCATTCGCAAGAAAAAGTAAATGAAGAGGGGCCTTCGGGCCCCCGAGGACTCATTATGTTCAATCGAAAGCTTAGCATCAGTAACATCCTCAGCTCCTTCGACAAGGTACTGGTTAACCTGAAGACCTTCATCCAAGAGTCTTCGGAGGAATCTGAGCGCATCTACAACGAGATCAGCCTGCTCAAAGCTGAGCGTACCCAGGTCATGCAGGACAACCTGAAGGCCCAGAAGGTACTGGCTAATCTCGAAGAGCTTCTGGGAGGTAAGAATGAAGAAGTATCGTGTTAACGTGGGATTCCAGGACACCAAGGTGTTCAACGCAGACTTCTACCGAATCGAGTTGGATATCATCCGGTTCTTCGCGGGTGATTCTGATGCCAACCCCATGACCGTCCGAGCCAATGAAATCGGTGCTGTCCGTGGATGGGTTTCTGTGGAGGAGATTAACGATGGCGAGTAAGAAGGAAAGCCTGGAGGATCAGGCACGGAAGGAGATTGCCCTGGAGAAGGAGTTCTCTGGTAGCTGGGGTGGCCCCGAGATCGACGCTGATGACTTCCCCTTGGGTAGTGCCTGTGGCCTAGATCCCGAGGTATGTGAGTCATGCACTTGACCCTACAAGTCCTAGTCATCTTCTGGAGTGCATTCTTCCAGGTATTCCTCCTGGGATTGAACTCTAAGCTGCTCCGGGATGACAAGATCAAGGCTGGGTTCGTAGTGTCTTGGTGTATCACGCTGGCTCAGTTTGCTTACATCAAGGCGGTAGCCTCCTCCCACTTGGATATCGGATGGTTTATCTTCGTGTCCGGGTGGGGAGGTGCTATTGGGATTACCTCTGCTCAATACTTCTACAAGTGGTACGACAGGGTATTCCACAAGAAGGCTTGACAAATCCAGCAAAGTGTGATATAATAACCTTAAGGTGTCCGGGGTTGCTTTACCCCTATAGGAGATACAAATGAGTGACCATGTAAGCTACTCCAAACATGTCCGTGGTAAGTACCTGTGTAATATGGCTTCTGCCCTACATAAGGGTATGGAGATACAAAGGACTAACATCCGGAAGTTCCTCAGCAGTCCCCAGATTACTCTCCGGGAGAAGCGTCGGGTATTCCTGAGCCTCCCCGCTGGATTCCTGGGGGTGAGCTACTTCTCAGGCTCCCACCTGAATCTGAGTTCCTACTCGCCTAAACGCAATAGCCGGGTACGGGAGAAGGATCTTAGCCTGTACGACGACTTCTACATCGACAGGAATACCCAGCTAGATCCGCGAGACCTCTTGTTTACTTCTCAAGAAGAGAAGAAATGGGAGTTTCAATTCATGAAGGAGAAGCGGGGTAGTGAATTCAAGCTATCCGATGAAGAACTGAGCGACATTAAGGATATCCAGCGCAAGATCGACCTGTCCTGGTACCTGGTAGACCTGGCCTGTGAACGTGGGTGTTCCTACTTCATTTTCGACTGGTGATTACATGAGCAAGATCAAGAGTATCCTCATGGAGCGGGTAGATGACTTCCTGCTCAAGCAAGTTGCTGTGGCCTTCCTGGAGCAGCAATGGAAGCTGGACCGCAGTGGTACCGTGGACTACCTCTCCTATCTGGAGGGTGTATCCCACGAAGCTGTGGAGACAGTAGTAGAGAATCTGGCGGAGCGTCTTAAGGGGGATTGAGTGGATTGGAGAAAGTCACTGTTCGTTGAGCACAAGGTAGCTGATATCATCAGCCGCCAGAGTAAACGTGGAGTCTACTTCCAGACTCAGCGGGCCAAGTGGCTGATCCATGTGCTTAGCGAACGAATCCTCAAGATTGACCTTGAGGCTGTCCCCCAGATGCCCATGATGATCGTAAGGGCTGGGGCCTTCAGCAAGCCATTCCTAAAGAGTGGTAAGCCGAACCAAAGGCTCCAGTCCCTGTGGCAACGTCTTGGGCACTTCGAGGTATCTGGTCCCTTCTCTGCAATCGAGTATGTACCCTTCGACCTTGGTAAGACTGCCAAGTTCAAGGACTGGATGCTGGATCAGGGATGGATACCTGACCAATGGAACATCAAGGATATTACTGTCGGCACTGATGGCAAGAAGCTACGTGGATCCGACCTTAACGAGTCCTTGAATAAGTACATTGAGGATCTCCGGCAGAGTAAATCTGGACGACTCCGAATGAAGCTCCAGGGGATCATCCCTGGTAAGACTACAATCGGAGAGGTCAAGAGAAAGCTAGAAAGGCAACGAAAGGTACTAACGACTCCCAAGATGACTGAAGAGTCGATGGATACCGTCCAGGGAGACCTGGGAAAGCTGGTGATGCAGCGAATGGTTTGGGCCCACCGTCGGTCCCTCTTGCAGGGGCTGGTAGATCAGGTGAGGCCCGATGGACGCCTAGAGGGGAGTGCTAACCCCTGTGCAACACCTACGGGCCGAATGAGGCACCGTGTAGTAGTTAATATCCCCGCTGCTCGTTCTCCCTTTGGACCAGAAATCCGAGGGTTGTTCCAGGGGACACCTGATGCCGGTGAATGGAAATGGACTGTCCTCCGCCGAGACATTGGAGAGAACGAAAGGGTTAGGCCCTTCACTAACATCGTGGAGGAACTCAAGAAAGGTAAGTGGAAGCCTGTAGGAAAGCACAAGATATACGTCCCAGCGAATCAAATGATCTTCGTGGGCTATGATGGTGCTGGACTAGAGCTTCGGATGCTTGCATCCTACATCAATAACCCAGAGTACACCAAAGAGGTGGTCGAGGGTGATGTACACACGGCCAACCAGATAGCCGCAGGGCTTCCCACACGGGACGATGCTAAGACCTTCATCTGTGAGATATGGATGACTTGGGGGAAACCCCTCGATTAAAACTGGGTGAACTCAGGGAACCCTTTAATATGGGAATCCTGAGCCAAGACACTTGACATTTCCCGTAGAATGTGTTATACTGATATTTTATGGGAGGTGTTTATGAAGTACCCAAATGGATGGTTTAAGATTAAGAACTGTAGAAAGTGCTCCTCGGAGTTCCAGCCTACTGCCCCTAGCCACCACTACTGCTCAGACGAGTGCAAGGAGTGGGGTAGGATAAATGCCTACTACACCAGAGTCTATGGACTCACGTATGATGAAGTAAGGGCTATGGCTGATGAACGAGACCACAAGTGTGATATCTGCGGGGAGAAGGGATTCCTGATGGACCCCTCTAAACACATTGCATTCTTAGTCGTTGACCACTGCCATGCAACTGGTAAGGTTCGTGGACTCTTGTGTCACAACTGTAACAGAGTATTGGGACTGATGAAAGATTCTCCAGAGCTTCTTCGAAAGGCTGCTGAGTATCTTCAAGTGTAAGGTGCAGAGACTATTATGTAGGACCCAAGCGGGTTCGAAGCGCCCAGCCCCTGGAAGACAGGGTGATGATATAGTCCGATCCCCAGGGGAAACCTTGGGGCAGCCGAGAGGCGGGCCAGTAGTAGCGACACTGGTTGAACTTTTGATGCGTTCATCTACGGTGCTGGGGATGCCAAGATTGGGACTATCATTGGAGGCACCAGGGCAGACGGGGCTAGACTCCGGGCCCAGTTCCTTGAGGCTAACCCTGACCTTGCTGCACTGATTGAGAGGGTTAAGCAGGAAGCCGAGAGAGGTTATCTCGAAGGGCTAGACGGACGGAAGCTAACCATGCGACGTTCTGAGTCTGGCGACGTGATGATCCATAAGGCATTGAACACCCTCCTACAAGCAGCAGGTGCAATCGTCATGAAGTGGGCCATGGTGCTCCTAGACGAACGGGTTCGTAGGCTAAACCTGCGGGCTTGGAAAGTCCTGGATATCCATGACGAAGGTCAGTGGGAATGTCACCCAGATGATCTCTTGGCTCTCCGTAGGCAGATGGAAGTCTGCGTTCGGGATGCTGGAGAACTCCTCGGGGTTAACTGTCCTTTGGCTAGTGATTCTATCGCTGGTCGCTCGTGGTATGACACACACTGATACATCTGGGGGTTGACTTTCAGCCCCCTTTGTGGTATAATACCTTCTTCCCTACGAGAGGTTTAAGATATGTCTAAGAAAGTATCCCAACGATTCACCTTCCCGGTAGCGAAGCTGATCTTCCCCTACATCGTAACTCCGGATACCGAGTACGGTGAGGTCTACCAAGTAACCATCTGCATTCCGACCAAGGAAGAGGCCGACAAGCTGGTACAGCAGATGGAATCCAAAGATGTTCGTCTGAAGGGTACCATCAAGTACCAAGAGCGTGACGGCGAGTACCTGTTCAAGATCAAGCAGAAGAAGCACGTGGATTGGATGCAAGACGGTGAGCGCAAGTCTGCCGTGATGAAGCCGGTGGTTCTGACCTCGGACAACAAGCCGTATGATGGCCCCAATCCGTGGGGTGGTTCTACTGGCGAGGTTGGTATCCTGATCGAGACTCAGAAGGGTCCGCGAGGTAAGGGTACTATGACGGCCCTGCGTCTCCGTGGTGTACGACTCCACGAGATTGTAGCCGGCGGTGATGGCGAGGATGATCCTCTGTTCGGTGGTGGTTTCGCTGAGGAAGAGGAAGAGCCCGAGGACGTATTCGACGAGGTATTCGATGACGAAGACGCTCCTATCTAAGGGTCTGGAGGATCATGAGGCGGGGGTATGCCCATTGGGCTGCCCCTACTGCTTAATTGAATTCGAGAAAGTGTGGGGTGTACGGGTGGTGAGTTCTACAGCTGCATCTAATAATAAAGTAGAGGTCGATCCTAATGGAATCAAACCTGGTGAGCCGGGCGCTAAGCTCGATAGCGGCAAGGTGGATGTTGGAATCATCTTCGAAGCGTTCCCGAGGGCTCTATATGCAGTGGCACAAGTTGCTAACTTCGGAGCCAGCAAATATAGTCGCGGGGGTTGGAGGCATGTCGAGAACGGTGTCCAGCGATATGACGCTGCCTTCGGAAGACACCTCCTTGAGCGTCACAAGGGAAAAACTTTGGACCCCCAAAGTAAACTACCCCACCGGTATCACGAAGTGTGGAACGCCCTAGCGTCCCTGGAACTCGTCATTCAGCAAGAGGAGGAATCCAATGGAACTTCTGTTGGACCCAAGGGCTAAGACTGTTCCTAGCAACTACTCTGTGATGGGCATTGATGTAGACCTGGGGCTTCCCCCAGGCTACAGCCTAACGGAGGAAGCTATGGACAAGGCCAAGCGTCAAGAGAGCGAATATTACGACTGGAAGGGCTATGAAGCACTGGTCAATCCGGTGGTAGAGCACCCAGAGTACCGAGCCAAGGGTGAGGCCTTTGCCCTCCGTGTCTTCTGGGAAGAGAAGCTCAAAGAGTCCCAGGTCGTAGAAGAGGTAGCGTGATGATTGAAGAGAGGTTCTGGTCCAAGGTTGATAAAACTGAGGGTTGCTGGAACTGGACAGCATCTACTGATAAGTTCGGTAGAGGTCGCTTCAAGTGGAACAAACGAGTTGGGTACGCCCCTAGGTTTTCCTGGGAGTTGCACTTCGGAGGGATTCCAGAAGGACTATATGTACTTCACGAGTGCGATAACCCATCTTGTGTAAGACCAGATCACCTATTCCTTGGAACTAAGGGTGACAACAACACGGATAGATCAAGGAAAGGGAGAAACGCAGACTTTAGAGGTAGCAAGAACCCAGCTGCCACTATAGACGAGGGCGTTGCCAAAGAGATCATCCGATTAATCAAAAGTGGTCTAGGGAATACAGAAATCTCTAAACTAGGGTTCCCATATAATGCTGTTCAGAACATAAGGTACGGCAGAGCGTGGGCTCAATGCTGGGAGTAGTCCAGCGTAAGGAGGGTAAGTAGTATGATCGCAGGAATTGATGGCGACGTACTTTAGCTTCGCTACGAATTGGGACACGTGGCTATGTCGAAGGAACACATCTTCGATATCCAGGTGGAGAAGCCATGGCCTGAGGAAGAAGTCCACAAGCTCGTCGATGATAAAGTCGAACAAATTATCAAAAGGGTGAATGCAGATGAGTGTGAAATCTACCTTACTGGCCAAGGAAATTTTAGGCTGGAGCTTGCGAAAATCAAGCAATATAAGGGTACTCGAATCGGTCTTGAAAAGCCTCATCACTGGGAAACCGTGTCGGCCAGACTCAAGGACAAGTGGGGAGCAATCACTTTCCACGGTATCGAGGCTGATGACTGGCTCGGGATTCGAGGCACTGAAGAGGGAGCTAACTTTACAGCGTGTTCTAGAGACAAGGATATCCGCCAAGTCCCAGGATGCTACCATTACAGTTGGCCCTGTGGAGATTCCCAGCCGGAGTTGGGACCGTTTCAGGTTGACGGTCTTGGAAGAGTCTCCGCTTCTTGGAGAATGTATGGTGTTAAGAAGCCGCAGAAATCATGGAAGCTTGAGGGCAACGGTACGGCATTCCTCTACGGGCAACTCCTTGTTGGTGACTCCGTGGATAACATACCAGGCCTCCCAGGGACGGGACCAAAGACAGCGGCAGATTTGCTTGGGGAGCTTTCTAGTGAGAGAGATCTCTTCGCAGCTTGCGCTTACGCCTACCAACAGAAGTACGGAGATAATTGGAAGGAGTACCTTGTGGAAAACTTTCGTCTCCTCTACCTCATTCGGGACCGCTCTTGGCTTGATATTCAGCAGTCCGGTAACGAGTATCACTGCTCACTGAGGAAACATTGGGAGATTCCCTATGACGATGAAGAAATATTCTATTGAGGAAGCACAGAAAATCTGTGAAGGCCTCTTTGAGATCCTTGAGGGTCTTAATTTTACTGACTACAAGGTCGCTGGTGGTTTCCTTCGGGATGCAGACAACGGGGTTGCACCCAAGGATATCGACCTCTATGTCCGTAGGCCATACGTGGAGGACCCCACTGATACTCGGCGTAGTCGCTTTGGACCGCGGTTGATCCCCTGTGATGACGATACCCTAGAGGTAGAGGTCACTCGATTCTACAACAAGCTGGGCCACAAGAAGGTCCGGTGTAGGACTGGGGATAAGCCTGATGGGTATCCTGCGGGGTTTGATGTGTGGGAATCCATTGGTGTTGACCTACCCGTCAACCTCGTCGTGACTACTCACTCCCACCCAGCAGAGTTCGATATTGGGTTGTGTGAAATCACATGTTGGCCCACAAGCATCCGTGGTCTGAAGTCTCAAGTCTACCGTTCAAGGGCTTATGAGTTTGATAAAGAAGGGAAGTGCATTACTCTTAACCGAGTCCTAGACCCTCTTCTGGATCATTCTCAACCCCTAACTGACAATCAAGTTGAAAAGGTTGTCTCTCATATCCAACGTATCAAACTTAAGTATCCGGAGTTCCGGGTGTGCCTGGGGGATTGGGTTTGGCTGCTGATCCGGTCTAACTCTGTCCTCACTGAGGGGACGCTATCGGTTGTCCGTAAGCTTCAAGAAGGAGGGCTCATTGGCAAAGCAGGGGAGATTCTTCAGACCCAAACTGAAGTCATTGATTGGGACGAAGTACGACAGCGAAACCGAGAAGATCGTCCACGAGACGATGCCTTGGATGCAGTTCAAGCCGGAGCCGGTGCCATACGTCATCAAGCACAAGTACAAGCCGGACTTCAAGGTATCGACATTACAACCCTGTGGATCGACGAAGAACCTGTTGGTCGAGGTCAAGGGGTACTTCCAGGAAGCTTCAGAGGCATCTAAGTACATCTGGGTGAGGGAAGCTCTCCCCCCAGATACTGAACTTGTGTTTATCTTCGAGCGCCCTAACACAGCTTGCCATTGGCTTTCCAAGCGTAAAGATGGCACAAAGCAATCCATGGCGGAATGGGCCGAGCGTAACGGCTTCCGCTGGTTTACTCTAGAGACTTTCAAGGAGTCCTTCCCTAATGAGTAAGAAGTATAATGAAGACACTCTCGTCATTGCGGACACCCAAGTTCGATCCGAGGTCAACATCGATCACCTCGGGAACCTTGGGGAGTGGATCGCACGTAACCGCCCCAAGCGAATTGTTCATATTGGGGACCATTGGGACATGCCCAGTCTGTCAAGCTACGACCGTGGTACCGCTAAGATCGAAGGCCGTCGAGTCCTCGCTGACATACAAGCTGGTAATGATGCGATGCGAGTTCTGCTCGATCCTCTTCGCCGCCTACAGCAACACCAAGCGGGTTGTAAGAAGCGTATCTACCGACCAGAAATGCACTTCTTCATCGGAAACCACGAAGAGCGTATCAAGCGGTATGAAAATTCTAACCCTGCTCTCCAAGGTTTTATTGGGTACGATCATTTTGATCTGTCCGATTGGATTGTCCATGATTTCCTCGACGTGGGTGTTATCGAAGGTGTCGCCTTCGCCCACTACTTCTACAATCCCAACAGTGGTCGGCCATACGGCGGGAGTGCCGAGCATCGCCTCAATAAGATCAAGCGCAGCTTCGTCCAGGGCCACGAGCAAGGATTCAAGTACCACATCGAGGCAGTAGGTAAGAAGCGAATCCACGGACTGGTAGTCGGAAGCTTCTATACCCACGATGAGTCCTACAAGGGACCGCAGGGTAACGACCATTGGCGAGGTGTAGCCCTCCTCCGGAACCACAAGGATGGAGAGTACGATCTCAAGCTGATGAGCGTGGAGGAGTTCCTGTGAGTAAGTTCTTGCCAGACCTGTACTACATTAAGTCTGAGCATGACTTCGGTCAACGGGGGTTGGCGTTTAAGACGCCGATCTCCGCAGAACTCTGGCTGGATATGAAGTTTGGGAAAGGGGGTGCTGAGGAGGGGCTTAGACGAGGGATGTATTCCATCGAAGTCCTGGAGATCCTCTACATCCCCAGCGTTCACCTTCCGGATATCTTGGGGTAATCTATGAAAGATCGTGTAGGACGTGAACTAGAGGTGGGAGACAAGGTAGTCTTCCTGGTCCACAGGAACACCTCCTCCCATCTAGCCATTGGCACCGTCGATGGGTTTACCCCCAAGATGATTCGGATCAAATGCCCGACCATGAGTTGGACTATTGACGCTGAGTATGTTCTCAGGAGCAGTGACAAGGTGGTGTACTATGACAAAGGCTGAACTGGAGAAAGCACTTGAAGAGACGCAAAGCGCTCTTGCGAAGGCTGAGGCGAAGGCCTTTTCCTTTGAAGAACTGGCTGAAGAAGCTAAAAGACAGATTGAATTCCTCGAAGGGATGCTAGACCTAGTAGACCTTAGGGCTTCTGTATTCTACGGAGATTGGAGGGGTTATGCAGAAAGATCAAAAGGGTAAGGGTGGATTCCCTTGGACCTACATTGCGGTAGCAGCCTTGTTTGCCCTGCTGGTTTATGTAGGATATAGCTGACTGATGTTACTCCTGACCCTGGGAGAAATATCCAGACTCCTCATCGATGTATTATCTTGGGCAGGTTCACTGTAGGTATCCATCGAGTAACCAAAAAAAAGGCCCCAAGGGTATCATCCCAAGGGGCCTTATCTTTAGCTCCGGAGAGCGTTCAGCAGTGTGTTGAACTTATCCACGAGGGCCTCGTGAGTGTCCGTATAGGAAGCCACGGGGATCTCAGCGACCTTACCCTTGACGTAAGCTGCAATGGCTGCATCTAGGCCACTCACTTCGCTAGCCTTGGGCTTCCAGTTACCTGGTTTAGCCTCGCTAGCCTTAGCACCCACCTCCAGAAGCTCAGGCTTCCCCTCAATATCCTCCCATTTCACTGGCTCAAAGTCTTTCGGGCCAATGACTTGTCGAAAGGTCCCATCTTCATTACGTACAGCAATAGCCTTCGATTGAATAACGAATACACTATTGCCGTCGTTGTCAGCGATATAACCTGCCATAACCTAACTCCTAATTAAGCTGCCGATTTAAAGGTACCCACGGTACCACCGAAGGGATATACACGGACAGTGCATTCCCCGAATTTACCATCAGTTTCCGTCTGGTTACCCTTAGCGTACCAAGCCTTATCCGGAGATACAGCAAACTTGATCTTAGCTGCCGATCCCTGGATAAAGTGGAAGTGACAACCTGGGGTTACATCCGGGCCAAGGGTCACGGTGATATCCGTGGTCCCTAGAGACACGAAGAACCAACCAGACTGCTGCTTAGTCAGGGTAATGTTCTGAGTAAGCTGCTGGGTGTTGACGACATTACCACCAAGGTGAGTAGTCACAAGGCGGGGATCCAGGTAGTTCTGTTGGAGAGAACCAATGTTCTTCACAGGACCACGCATGTCATCAAACTGCTCGATAATGTAATCCCCGATGGTACCACCGTTTTGGTCATCCGGGCCAATCACGTGCTTAATAGCCACGTAAACACCCAGGTGTTCCCGACGAGGGTCTACTCGGAATTCACTACCGAATGCAGTACCGCAAGGTGCCTCAATCATGGTCTCAGAGAACAGACCAATCACGTGGCCAGGGTCACGGTTACCACCCGAGGTTTCCCCAGGAGCACCCACGAGGGTGTTGACCAGGACAGAGGGGATAACGGCCTCTGAGGGGTTCTCCGGGAAGGAGGCTGTAACGTTCTCTACTACCAGGGCTGCGTTCTCCTTAACTGCATAATAGTCAGGGAGGAACTCTGTAGCGGTAACGATGTTAGTATTCACCCGACCGGCATCCGAGGTAATCTCAATGAGATCACCATCGGCATTACGTCGGAAGACTTTTGGCACATCAACCACGTAGGCACGGCCACCAGGACCAGCGGCATCAGTTTCTACATAAGTTGCCATATTACTTCTCCTTAAAGATCCAGAGCATCTTCCATCGCTTCCATACCGGCAACGAAAGGACGTGCTGGAGTTTGCTTATACAAGAACTTCCAGATTTCACCTGCGGATGGGTCATCCCCAAACGAAGCGATAGTTTTACCAACAGCCATAGCACCCTCAGTTGCAGCACCAGCTACTGGACCCAAGACTACCTCTGCGGGGGTAGTCCCTCGACGGTAACCCGTCAGCATGTCGTAGATCATAGAAGCCTGGAGTGGCATCTGTTGCATCACTACGTCCATCATCCGTTGTTCTGGACTACGGGTATCCTCTCGGCTAGACCCACCGAACTTAGCCAGTTGACGAAGCTCATCCTGGAGATACCCCAGACTCATCATCAGACCAAGAGTGAAGGCTACACCTGCGGCACCCATACCAGCGTTGGTCCAGGAACCAGAGAAGTGGGGGCTCATTCGTCTACGGAACATCGGTAGGATGATGTTACCATAGGCTGCTGGGTAACCCTTCAAGAGGGAGAACATCTGAACGTTTCCGTTGCTCATCCACATAGGCTTATCAGCGAAGGTGGGGTCGAGGACTACCTGATCCACAAACCGACGCATAGCCAAAGTCTTGACGTTGTTAGCCATCAGGACTTCAGATGGAGTAGCTGGGGAGATTAGCTTGAGAGCATCCTGCTGGCTACTTATATTCACCCCCATTTCCCGAAGCTGAGCAACCTTCAGAGCACCATTGGCAGAACTAAAGGGGAGCCCTGCGGCTAGATCCATCAGGTTGTTCTGATAGACCCTCTTGGCAGTCTCTGTTGCAAATACTCGGTTAACATGGGTTAGGATGGACAAGCCGTTAATGAGGAACTGACCACGGATCGTCTTTTGGATAGTAGAGTTAAACACCTCAGCACCAACCCGATCAGCCATCAGAGAGGTAGCAGAGGCCAGGGTGTGGTTCATATCACTCATAAACCGACCGGTCTCAGACTTCGGAATCCCACTGTAGATCCTGCGGGCTGCTTGCCTTACTACCTCACCCATGGTTGGGAGTACAGCCCCAAGGGTAGGCATAACCCCAGCCTTAGCGAATGGTAGGCTGAACTCGGTTAGGGTCGAGAAACCAGCAAGTGGCAGTCGGGAGAGGACAAGGGCACCCGACGTAACAGCCGCCAGCTTCTTGATATTAGGATCTTTGATACGACCGTGCATACCATTATAGGCATCCACTAGGTCATACATCCGATCCACTTCTTCCTTGGTAACCCGCTTACCAGCCCGTTGAGCCTCAGCTACAGCAGATGCAATCTTAGCGTTAGCCTTCTCCCCGTTGATACCAAACCGTTCGGTAAAGGCAATCCGGTGGGAAGCCCCCTCGAAGTAGTCCCGAATCTCTTGGAGACGCTTCTTAGGAGTATCATTAAGAGAATACTTATTGAGTATCTCCTGAGGTACAGATCCAAAGGCCCGACTCTCTTCCAGTTGACCATACTTAGGTACTGCATCACTCTGGGCAAACCGTCCACGTAGAGTATCTGGATCACCCTGGATACGGTAGCGAGGGTCTACTTCCCAAGCCCCGGTCTGCTGGTTCTGAGTAACCAATCGGTTAACCTCAGGGGCAGTGTTACCACGAGTATCATCCGAGACTTCAACCAGCCAGTTAGCTACAGCATCTTCAGCAGCTTGTCGGTTCTGGAAGTACGGAGTAATGTCGTTCAGGAACTCTGGAGATTGAACCTTCTCTGGGGATAGACCGAATGGCATATAGTTGGGGATAGTACCAACGGACATTCCACCTCGGTTTACAGCCTCATTCCTTACGTCATCCATCAAGGAGCGGAGACGGGTAGCTTCTGGGGTGTTGACACCAGCGGACGTATCAGCGATAATCCTATCGATCTCTTTGGAAGACTTACCCTCAAAGATGTTATCTAGTTCAGAATTCCACTTACCTGCCTGTAGTTCCTGGTCCTCAAAGATAGTCTTACCAGAGGCCCGCTTACCACTCATATCAGCACGGAAGGTCTCAGAGAACTCACGAGCGATAGGGGAGGCCTTGGCGAGTGGCTCTAGGAGGGACGTAGCTTCGTTTCCAAGGGCATCCCAGGCCTTCTTGACCGTACCCCTAGGCTCAAACTCAGAAGCCTTAGGAGGGGACGCAGGGGCGTTAGGATCAACCACAGCAGATCCAGCGGAGTCCTGATGACGACCCAGGGTGTCCATCCCCGAGGATACAGCACCACCGGCAGTACCCATAGCGGTACCAGTGAATGCAGCAGTCAGGAGGTTATCCATGAACTGCTCAGGGGATTGGGTCTGCCCAACGGCATCATACGCGATAGTGTCCTGGAGGGCCTGCTGGGCACCAGAGGTAACACCTTCAGCCACACCAGAGACTACAGCGTGTTTACCAGCCTGGGTAACAGCCTCGATAGCGGTTTGCTTAGGTAGTCCCGATTGGACCAACATCTGGTAAGCGCCATCTTTACCGATGTGCTTGAGGAGTGGGGCAGCGATAACCCCAGCACCCGCAGTGTCTAGTACCGAGAGGCCAGCACCACCTAGGACTGCGGTCCATGGGTTGCTTTGATCGGGGTCTAGCTCCTTCATCTGGTTACTCAGGGCACCTACGTTGATACCCATGGAGCTCAGGAAGGAACCAATGAGCGCTCCACCCATACGACCTGGGGCCCCAAAGACAGAGCCAGCCTTAGCACCTGCGGCACCACCAGCAAGTACAGGGGCCATCGAAGGGAGAGCCTCTACAATGTTATTCTTTAGGAACGAACCGATGGATGGGATATCTTGGATATCAGCGAAAGATCGAACATCGGGGGTTCCGTACTGTGACGCTTCCTGAGCATTCTCCTCGGCCATCTGTGTGCCGTAGTCTTTCAGGTAGTCACTACCAGTCAACTCACCGAGGGTAGCAATAGTACCACCGATGTTAGACTGCATGGTATCAACCCCACGACCAATCGCAGAGCTAATAGAATTAGGGTCAGCCGGAGTTACTAGGGCACTCAGGTCTGTGGCAGGCTCAGGGGTAGCAGGGGCTACTTCCTGGGGTGCCTCTTCGATAACCTTTGGCTCATTCAAGGAAGCCAATTCAGCGGCTACGTCGAGGCCTTTGACCTCAGCCAATTCCGCATCAATAGCGGCTTTCAGTTCTGGAGAAAGAGCCATAAGTCACCTTCTAGTTGCTGGAAAGATGATAGGCTCTTAAGATATATCTTAGGATACTAACCTTCTTAGTAAGTAAGTCAAAAGGAAGAAGGAATCTTAAGAGCCTATAGGTCTATTATACTACATTTTGGATACTTTGTCAAGTACCTTTTATCGGGTTGGGGCAGGATAGTCCAGATCAGCACCAAACCAGTTACCCGTAGGTTGAAGCTTAGCAGCCTCCCGCTGGATAATACCCACAGGGTTAGCCCCCGGATTAGCCCGAAGTTCATTTCGGACAGTCTGGGCAATAGCCTGTTGGGCAGTCTTACTCAGCTTCTTACCACCCAGTGCCTGAGATCCGTTGACTTCACTCAGGATACCCAGGGCGTCCTTAGTAGTAACAGCTTCACCACGGGCTGCCTTAGCTGCCGCTTGACGTGCCTGAGCGCTGATCTTAGCAGTCTTCAGACGTACAGCAGAACTAAGCTGGGCATTCTCTTGAGACATATCCTGGCCACGACGGGTTGTTTCAGCCTGTAGCTGGGCCCGTTGATTAGCCAGATCCTGTCCACGCTGGGTTAGGGCAAGGTTGGCTCTCCCCCGAGCAGCCTCCTCAGCCCACCGATCCAGAAGACCAGTGTTCTTACGAGAGGTTTCCTCAAGGGTGCCCTTCTTGACCTCCAGGTTTCCTTCCCCGAGACGTACATCAGCAGCATCCTTAGCCACCTTACGCTCCAGATCCTTTTCCTTGATCTGACGATCAGCAGCTGCGGCAGCCATCTTCTGCTGGTTGATCCCAGCCTGTAGATTACGATCAAGCTGACGCTCGTAGGAAGCAGCGAACATATCCCCAGCTTTACCAGTCTTGTCTAGGGCCGAAGCCAGAAGACCAGTACCAATGAGAGCATAAGATACATAACGAGACAGGTCATCATTGTCCATAGTCCTCATCTGGGTCAACTCTTCGTTCACCCGGTTCTTAAGCTCTTGGGGTTTAAGCTCTACACCTTCTCGCTGGGCATCAGCCTCAACTACAGCTTGGGCCATTTCAGGACGACTTACAGCACCAGTACGAAGACCCTCAGCTGCACCCTGTTGGATAACCTGACGATTAGCCTCCTCCTCATCTGCTACAGCAGCACCAGCCTCGGAAGCCACCTCTGGGGTGATCTCAGGCTCGATAGAGGGTTGGTTAGGGGTTACCCCATAGGACAGGAGTTCAGCCCCCGTAGGGCCCCCTGTGGCGTTCTGGGCTGCACGTTGGCCTACACCCTGGGCCCATTGGTTTGCCTCTTGAGCAACCTCGGGACCCATGTTCTCTACAGCCTGACTAGCCTGAGCCATTTCTTCAGCACGAGTCCGCTCTGCATCCCCAAGTTCTCCTGGGCTTACAGCCAGTTGGGCACCAACAGACACTGGACCACCGAGGATACCTGCGATACGGCCCAAGGCTCCACGACCCGTAGCCTCAGCCGCAGGGGCCACCTCTTGGGCAGCCCGAGACCAACGGTCAGGGTTCTCTAGGGCAGCCTGAGCAGCCCGGCGGACACGATCAGGGATTCCTGAGCCCTCTACAGCCAGCGGCAGTTTGTTCCTTGCGATTCGCGCCATGTCCAGTTCATTCTGAGCAGCCCGGAGGATGCTAGGGCGAATTGGGGACCCTTCATAAGCCATGCTGGCCATAGGATTAACCTCCAAATAGTTTACTTAGGATTCCAGACTTTGGCTGCTGTCCGAAACCGAGTTCTTCTGCGCTAGGAAGGATTCCCACTCCCGCTCCCATACCTGCTGCAACATTTGCTGCGCCTTGTTCGCTTGCTCCCCTAGCCCCTTCGACAGAAAAGCTTGGTACTGTTTCTGAAGAAGGCTCACTTCCTTGCCCGAGGAGAGCCGCGAGTGCTGCTCCGCCCATTGCGCCAAAAGGGTTTGATTGTCCACTAGACTCTCCCGACTGCATTGTCCCAAGGTGGGTGGGGCGGTAGGAGCCTTGACGACTCAACTGAACCCGCTCCTGCCCACCACCTATATTCTGTCCTATAGCGAACAGTTTCTGAGGAAGGGAGGCCATTAGAAGAGAAGGCCCCCTACCCTACCACCTGCATTCATACCAACAGAAGCACCAGCTGGACCACCGAAGAGAGCACCAAGGGAAGCACCACCGAGAGCACCCAGGGCAGACCCGAGGCCACCACCACTGCTACCACCCGAGGAAGTAGTGACATTGGTTCCACCCATGTCGCCGGAGATAAGCTCCTTATAGGCGAGGAGGTCGTTGAGGCTGACGTTATTCTCATAGGCCCACTTCTGTAGAGCCCCGTTGATTTCCTGCTGCTCCTGGTTCTGAAGCATGCTACCAGCATCTACCTGCATGGCATTACCAGAGCCGAGGCCCTTAGCAATAGCCGACAGGTTACCCAGGGTATTCAACCTATTCTGGTTGTAAGCCTGCTGGTCTTGGAAAGCCAACTGGGAGGCGTTATTCTGTTGATTCTGGAGCAATCTAGCGGTAGCAATACCTTCTGCTACACCCGCTCGGGAACTCCCATACTGACCAGCATTAGTGGCCCCTGCTCGCAGGTCTGGACGTACCGTAGTGTCGAAGTCCCATTGCATCTGCTCGTTGGCTGCACCAATGGCGTTCGCCAAGCCAGTTTTGTTGGGATCGTAAGGACCAAGGTAATCAGCCAGAGAGCTAACACCTGAGCTACCCAGGAGAGACTGAAGGGCACCCCCGAGACCACCCAGCCCTTCGATGCCACCAAGCTGGAGAGCATTTTGGTCAGCCACCGGGTCGAAGTTCGGATCGCCCCCGTAATTGGGGTCAAAGCCACCGTTATGTAGCCAATCACTGGCACCCGAGAGTAGCTCATTATAGTTACCTTGCTGATAGGGTGTAGAGACAGAGGTGGTCTTTTGCTTCTTACTACCACCCTTGTAAGCCCGAGAATCTAGGGCATCCTCTACATCGAACCCCATCAGACGCTTTACATTAAATTGGAGGAAGTTCATCTGGAGTTACCTCACGATAGAAGGATACGGAGTCTTCGGTGTACCCGAGTTTCTCTAGGGTAGGCTTCCAGCCCCGACGACCTTCGCATTGGATAAACCGACAGTTAACTCGTTGGGCGAACTGTCCGAGGAAGTCGTCTACCTCCGAGTAATCTACCGGGGTTTCATTCCCAGGCATCTTACCACTCCAGAAGAAGTGAAGGATGTTACCCAGGGGTGCTTGGGACACTTGAATTACACCAGCGTAGCCACTCTCTTCTTGGTAGAAGACATAGGCCTCGTAGTTAACCAAGGAGTGAACCAAGTGTTCGAAGTCCCAAAACTTACCAAGGTCCGTCCTGTTGAAGGCTCGGGCCAGAGCAGGGACTACGGTAGGAAGCAGATCGATATTCTCACGAGTAATCAAATGAATCATGGAGTCACCACCAGGGGGAATGTGAATGTACCCCCGAAGACTGCTCCTTGGGGAATTCCTTGGATAAGAACACGGCCATTGGCTGTAATCTTAAACATAGCTTGGTTAACCACACCGGTCTGAATAGTTGCCCTGTTGAGTACATCAAAGACTTGATCCAACGGAGGTGCGTTAGGGTCAGACGGAGGTGGATAAGTAATAGTGCTCTGCGCTGGGATGATGCTGGAATAGGCCGGGATAAACAACTCAGCAGGAGGCCAATACGCCTGGGGAAGATCCAGGACAGTAGCTCCATTAGTGTAGTTACCACCAGACATGAGCATGGTTATCCATACTTCATCCTTAGCAGTGTTCATCCTATAGGCACAGGTACCCATCGGCTGATGGTTGTTCTGTGGGGTAAATAGGATAAAATCCCCCGGCAGGTCCTTGGGTTTAGTACCTGCGAGTCTCCATTGGTTATCCAAGTCGTAATGATAGATGCCGGATACTGGACCTACCACTCCGGGGGCAAAATACTTTACAGTCCCTGGCTTGAGCTTCTTAGGGGGCTCCATAGAGACCCCCCAGTAGCCGTCAGCTAGGTCATTAAGAGTCTGTCCAACCCTAACGAATTCTTCATTAAGGAAGGGCAGCAGTTCCTCCTCTTCCTGTGGTGGAATCGAAGGGCTGTACTTTTGACTCATCTCATACCTGCCTTCGGGGCCATTTCCAAAGTATATCCATTGAAGTACCAGTCACCTGATGAGGCGAAGTCAAACTTCAAGGCAATGTATCGGCCCACATGCTTGGTGTCAATCTTATAGTCCTGCCCAATACGGTACGGGTAAGGCCCTTTCCATCGGATACCTGAGCCTTGTACCTGGGCATTACCTACCCAAATATTACATACTCCATTGCCTGTAATGTGAGGTATAACAGCACTGACGGTCTTCATCATTCGGTCATCCCCAAGGTAGATATCGGATCTCTCAAGGGTACTCGTGAATGATTGTCCAGAGAACGTAGAAGTCTCCCCGAAGAGGAGGAGCTTAGCATCCTGGAAGGACGTGAAGATCATACTAGACTTCGCTGGGTTATACGAACCTTCACCCCAGACCGACGTATCGGTATCCCAGGGGTTGGAGTCGTCATCCCAGAGGTTAGAAGTCTTAGGGTCAATGATGCCATAGGCTCCACTGAGGACGTTAGGGAGGTCTCGGATACTCCAAGTGTTCTCCTTCCAGTTCCAAATGATAGCCCTATCGCAATGCTTCCCAGGCTCAGATCGAGTCGAGGAGTAGCATACCCACATTTCAGTATTCACATGGTCAGCTAGCACAAAGGTTCGTTGGTAGTTATCCGGGTTGATATCAGAGAAGAAGAACTTACGGACCTGAGCATCAATCACGGACTGTTTCTGTACACCGTTGTGGACATAGACGTCACCATGGCCTACAACGAAATGGTTACCATCGAACTCTACTGCACAGTTGGGCCCGAGGATACCAACGTCGTTAAACAATTGCTGGAATTGGAAGATATACAATCCACCGATATACCGCATGGAGTATACAGAGTCTTCCTTGTAGATGATGAAGGAGTCACGAAGCTTCACACCATCCACGATAGCACCATTGGTATCAGCCAAAGTGTTCTGACCAGCATCCTTAGTAGGGTCCGTTGGGTCCCAAGAGGCCGGGACACCACCAGCATCAGCTGAGGTACTCCACCAGACCATCTGGGGCATTTCAATAGAGTTAGACGTTACATTCAATCCAATCAAGAAGTTCTTGAAGGACTTAAGACGTCTAAAGGTTGTATTCGCTGGGAAGTTAGGTAGAACCCTAAACACACTCTCAGTTGGTGGTAGGTGGTGGGGAGGGTTAACCCCATCGTTAGCAAAGATAACTCCATTGAACGATCCTACAGACCACCTATTAGTTATACTAGCAGCGTAAGGTCCTGGGGACACATCAATGATGGTAGTCCCATCTGCCAGGTAAAGCCTCTTTTCTGAGCACAAGAGCCAGTATGGGATGTTATTCCGGATGAAAGGGAACATATCCAAGATTGGGGCCTGGGCTGTATCAAAGATAGGCGTATGGCCCAGAGCCTTCTGAGCCTTGCCGTTCTTAAACCGGACGTTGTTCCCGAAGGACCATTTCTCCAGTGGCAGGTCAGCGGGGGCGATATCGGTCACAATCCCCGTAGGGTTCTTGACCTCTTGTCTCTCTAGGGCCATTGTATACCTCAGTTCTTAATGATGAAGAACACAGAACAGAACGGTGGGATATTACCCAACGGCATGTTGATCTTTACTGCATGGTTGTGAGTCTGACCTTGACCAGCAGGGCCAGTCTCAAGGTTGGTATTGGCTGCGTTACCAGAGCCTCCCGTCAGAGCACCCGAGCCACCCGCAGAACCAGTGAGGGTAGTAGCACCCCTAGTTCTCCAAGTGTGGGTGTGTGATGGGATTTGGGCTAGGGTAAGGGCAGTCCCTTCAGTGAACCCATCCCATACAATGTTAGCGCTACCGCCTCTAGTACCTACAGCCTGGGAAGATCCGTCGATACCCCAGGGGAATGCCCCAATCAGGTTAGGGATCGGGATACCATTAGAGGTAGTACCTACGCCGTTACAAAGCTTCCAACCTGCTGGGATCTGAGCTAGGGCACCAGTCCACATGACGATCATCCCAGGCTTAACATACTGGGTTGTATCAGCGACTGCGTTTAGCTGGGCTGCCGTTACAGTGACAGCCTGAGAAATATTGGGGAAGGTATTCTTAATAGCACTCTTAATGAGTCGCAGATGGTCATCCCCAAAGGACTTCAGATCAGAGCCGGTAGGGTTCGTAGGCACCAACTGGTTAATATAAGTTGCGACCTCAAGACCCATTCTTGGCCTCCTTTATCTCTTCTTTCATTTCTTTTCGGGTGACATACCGCTCCCCAAAGATTGCCATAGAAATCTGGAGATCGCTCACCGCTTGGGTGAGCTTCTCCGTGGCCTGGATGTTTCTTTCAAGCAGAGCCTGATGAACATTCTGACCGACAACCGAGGAACCTACCGTCACTACCGAGGATACGACCAGGGCACTGACGATGCTGCCCAGGTTATCAGTTAGAAGTTGCATCCTCCGTCTTCTCCTTAAGGTTGTCTTCCAGGACTTTTACGAACTCGTCGTCAACCTTAGAGTTAGTCTTCTCCGCCAAAGCCTTAGCACCAGTCACGATGGACTTAGCGATTACCTTGGTTGGGAAGAGGGTAGCCAGAAGGTTGATTGCGAGGGTTTTTAGAAAGATAGGCATCTGAAGCTCCTTAACGTTCAATGTCTTTGATCGCCAGTCGAGTGCTAGCGAAGTCAGCGGCATTCTCCTCGTTCTGGAGTTCCATGACAGCCCGTTCGAGTTTCTGACCCCAGAACTGGGACCGAGCTTCATCCATGGTGTACAGATAAATCTGCTCAAGGACACCATAGAGATAAATCTGCGGATACTTCGTCAGAGCCCAAGTCGTTGGGTTAGCGAGGCTTAGCTCTGGGAGTACAGTCCAGTAGTTCACAATGAACGGGGCACCGTCAGGAACAACGGGGAATACTCGCCAGAAGTTACCCAACCGAGTGTAGTAGGTTACACCCTGAGGTTGGTAGTTGTAGTTAACATAGTGGGTGAAGATATCTTGTGTGATGTACTGGAGAGTACGACCACCGATAAGAGAATCACCCGTGATAGACCGGAGAGCAACAAAGTGCTCAGGGATCTCAATGCCACCACCGAAGGCCATGAGAGTTTCGAAGTGTTCGTTCTCCCTCACTCGTAGCAATCGGTTAAGACGGTCAGTAGTGTTCCCAATGAACAACATCAGAAGTTCTTGGGTAAGATCCTGACGGTCAGACCACTGGATAGCAGCAATAGCGAGATCAGTTACGTTATTGATCGTAGCCATTCATTACACCCGTGCCTCAGAGGTCCGCATCCGATAGTTATCTCGGTCATTAAGCCAACGGGTAAATCTTGCGGCATGGTCTGGGTCACAACCAATCAGGTTCAGATCGATGGGACCACCTTCAGCCATGGGACGATTCCGTAGTGCCTCTACGACAACCAGGGGGATACTTGCTACCTTACGCATATTATCCTTGCGGTTGCTATTGACACCCGAGTGGCGCTCTTCGGCGTTAGCGGACAGGATTGACTCAACATCTTGAGTATCCTTTCGGATAAAGAGCCCAAGGTCTTCGTCAATTGCATAAGTCGATTGGATACTCATGATGTACCTCCTAAGGGGAAACAAAGGGCCCCGAAGGGCCCCGTTGGGTTAGACCTGGGCTACGACGTCACGGATCAGAGCACCGGACTTCTCGTTGTTAACACGCAGGGTGTATTCAACCAGCAGTTGGCGCTTCTCGCTGTCACCGGTCTTAGCCAGTTCGTGCTGGAAGAACGGACGCAGGTAGCAGAGGGCGTGCATCTTCGGATCAAAGATGAACATGGTGTTTTCGTGGAACCAGCGGTTGGCACGAATGGTGTACTTACCGAAGTCACTCTCGTAGACATCCACGGTCTGCGCAATGCGGTTATCCGAGGCATCCAGGGTGATCTCAGTTGCACGACCCTTCATGTTCTTGCTGATGGCCTTCTTGATCGAGCTCGAAGTCTGGATCGAGTTAGCCTGACCACCGTTGCGCCAGATAGCCTCAGAGGCATTCAGGAGCATGTCTTCGGTCAGAAGACGTAGGTCACCAGCGGTACCAGTGTCGGAACCATCACCAGTTGGCAGGGTACCGTTAGCACCTACCGAACCGTTGGTTTTGTAGTAGGCAAAGATGTTTGCCATCTGACCCGGAGTAGTGGTGTTACGCTGGATCTTAGCCTGAGGGGCACCGACCATGGCGTATTCCATGTCCAGCTTCAGTTCCTTCGACTTCTTAGCCAGCTGATACGCCAGTTCGTTCTTACGACCAGCCTTCTTGACCTTATCTGCGGTACCGGTGACTTGCAGGGTCTCGTCCGAGATTTGGCAGAAGTTGTTCAGCATGGTGGTGAAGCTACCACCCTTGATGGTTGCATCCTCACCTTCCACTCGGGTGTTCTTACCCGGCTGGCGGAGTTCATCAGTCTGCCACTCGTGGGTGATAGCGGTAGCTACGCCCTTGCCGATAGCAGTCATGAACGGGGTGTCATAGGGTGCGATGTTGTAGATGATGTCGATAAGGTCTTCGCGCTTACCGTTGATCTCTACAGTCGAGACGGCATTAGTTGGAGTTGCCATAAGTTACGTTTCCTTCTATTAGAAAATATCGAGAGAGGAGAAGAGAGCAGCAGCGGCTTCAACCGACTGGTCTTTCCTCAGATTAGCGCGGGCGGCTTTAACCCGCTTAGAACCCTCTGAGGCTTCCGCCCTACGAGCAGCAGGCTTAACTGCGGCAGGTAGTTCAGTCTCCTCCTTCTTCTCTAGGGCAGCCTTGCGACGGACCTGAGATTCAGCCCACTTACGTGCTGCATCGAGTACAGCCAGTTGGCGGGCATCAGATATCCCTCGGATCTCATCCTCGGAGTATCCAATCGATTTGCCGTAAGACACGATCTTGTCACCCCAAGACTCATCCGTAGTCATTTCCGGGATAAGTTTCTTGGCGAGTTCTGTCTGACGCTTAACGTAGGCAGAGTGGACAATCTCGGCTCGCTTCTCTTGCATAGCCTTAATGTCGTTACGACGTTTGATAAGAGCCTGGGCTCGGTCTCGGGCTTCCAGGGCTTCCAGTCGAAGGGTTTGATACTTCTCTGGATCCTGGGCCTTAAGCTGCTCCCAGTTTACATTGTCATACTGATTAGCACCAGCGATAGCGGTAACAGCATACTGCTCAAGCTCGGCCAGTAGATTAGAGCGCTCTGCATCAAGCTCCTCGAACTTAGCTGCATACTGGTCTTCCAGTTCAGCCTGTCGGGTGACAAACTCTTCATTCCGAAGGTAGCCACTTTTGAGTTCCTCGAAGTTAACCTCGTAGACTTCATCCCCAATCGGGATCTCGAAGAGTTTATCCTCAGGATCTTCCTCGGACTCAACCTCGGGATCTTCCTCAGAACCCTCTTCTTCCTCCTCGGACTCAACCTCTTCGGTGTCCTCTGGAGTACCTTCGTCTACTACCTCTTCCTCCTCTTCTTCCCCTACGACTTTACCATCCACGGTTTCATCACCGGGGGCCAGGAGGTCATCACCTAGCAAATCTCCGAAGGCTTCCGCTGCCTCGAATTCATCCATGCCTTGATTCTCAAGGTCCATTACTTATACTCCTTTAGTGTGATCGAATCCAGGATAGCCTGAATACGAAGTTGTACGCGGTTGAGGGCGTGGAGTTCATGATAGATGGCCTCCCTGGCTTCAGAATCCTTAGGGGCCGTTGACTTCCACTCTCCCTCAATCTCCTCTTGGACAATACGGAAAAGCTCGGGAAGAACGTTCTCACGTACCATCTGCTGTGCTGCATCAGTCAGCACTAGACTATAGCCAAAACGTTCTCCCAAGATTAATTCCTCACTGCCTTAGATGGCTTCTTAGTCTCAGGTACCTTACCGTCTCCGATATAAGCAGCCCGAGCCTGAGTAGCCTCAAGATGATACTCCGCTTCGTTACGAGCCCGTTCCCAAGTGAAACGATCACGCTCAAGTTGTAGTTCCGCTTCCTTAAGGGCCATTTCTCTCTGCTGAAGGACAGCCTCTTGCTTCTTCAGTTCGATCTCAGCCAGTCGGATCTGAGCCTCTACCTGCTTCATCTGGGCCTCCGCTTGCTTAGCCAAGGCGTCCGATTGGGCACGTTGGGCATCAGCTTGGGCTTTGATGTCTTCAGGCTTAGGTTGTGCTTCCTTCTGCTCCCTGATGGCCTTAGCCTGTTGAGCTTCAGGAGAATCCGGGTTAGTCCAGAAGCGATCCGGGTCTTTATACCCAGCGTTCTCTGTGACTTCCTTAAGGATATTGTAAAGGTTCTGCTCAGAGACAAGGACCCCAAGACCACCACCCCCTACTACAGCCTGGGCCATTTCCCAGATACGCATAAGGTGGAGCATCTGCTGGTCTTTGTTCATGTTGCCGATACCAACGGTAACCGTCAGGTCGGATCTCTCTCGCCAGTTGGCAGGGTTAATAGCAACCCACTTGCCTCGTAGCTGGAAGACCTCTTCCTGATTCTGGTACTTGATGGCATGGTCATGCAGAAGTTGGAACAAACGCTTAACACCAGTCTCTGCAAACATCCGGGCAATCAGGTCAATCTGTTGCTCAGCCGCAGTCATCAACTGGTTCACACTCATAGCCGCTTGGTTAGAGTGTAGGGTATTTTGGTCTAGACCTCGGGTACGGTCAGTGATACCTGTCCGCTTACCCCTGTCTGCTTCTAGCCTATCTAGCATACCGTAGACTTCCCCAGACAGCTGAGGAGTCTCTAGAGGCATGATAGAGTTCATGGCCTTAACCCGAACGATACCCGCTGCCTCATTGGTCAGCAAGTCTTCGAGGTTAACCTGACCATCCAGGACTACAGAGCGCCCTTGGTTAGTCCGGTAGATGTTATCCATGATGTTGCGCATGAGTACCGAACGGATCTCTTGAATGTCTCGGATCTTATCGTAGACACTCATACCGTGGAACTTATGGGCAATTCGATAGGCATTCAGGTCAGCGAAGGGACGGCAATCCCAAGGCTCGTTGCTGATGATGTAGTCGCCCACATACAGGATACGGCGCAACTCAGAGATACCATCCCCATCTACGTCCAGAAGGGTGTAGCACTCAGAGGCCCATACCTCACGGTTGGCTTCAGCATCATCCCCAGAGTTGTACTGGAGTTGTCCAGTCATATCGAAGTTATCACGTACCAACCTTTCTGGCTGACTATCAGAGAATTCATACTCATCGTATGGAAGCTCATCTAGTACATCCTCGGGAACACCCAAGAGCCGCAGGTCACTTACGGTATACTTCTCACGGTGACAGAGGAAGCGTGCATCATCAATGCAGGTAGCCAACCGATCAACCAGGAAGTTCTCAGGCTTGATACAGGTGACTTTAATCTCTCGCTTCTTCTTGTCCTTGCGAATTTTAATACTGTAGGTTCCATCCTCGTCCACACTCTGTGCTAGAATCTCAGTGTCTGGATCAGCCAGGATATCCGCTACCATTTCCTCAGAGAGACCAGAGAATCGTTCGAAGGTAGGGTTCAGGACCTCTTCTACATAGACCTTTACAACACCGGTCTTCATCATCAGAGTGTCTTGGAACCAGTCGAACATTACCTTGAACCCCTCGTTCTTACGCATGAAGAGGTAGTTCACATACTCAGTCTCTTGCTCTGCCTGTTCAACATCTTCGGCAGTCTGAGGTTCATACTTAACTACTTGACCGCCTGACGTGAATACCTTCATAAGAGAAGGCATAATCCAGTCTACAGTCTCTTGAACGTCCCTAGATACAATCGCGGACTTCCCAGGGCGCTCGTTACCGAAGGGCTCTCCGAAGTAATACTTCAGGGCCTCAGAACGCTGCTTGGAAAGTTCCGAAGAGTTGAAATCAAGGGCGTCGTTAACAAGTTGGTCTAGATGACGAAGTACCTGTTCATCATCCATAGGCTTAATCTTGCGACGACGCTTAGCCATTAGACAATACTCCCAAACCAATCAGGGGTCAACTTTGCAGTATCACTCCTGTAGTATCCACTGTTTCGTACAGCACCAGGACGTGCATGCCGGGAAGCCATCAACAGGGCATACCGGGTAGCGGAGATCATATCGTCGTTTCTGTCGATAATCTTTCCGTCCTTTCGGTGGTACATTTTCATTTCTTTTAGGAAGTTCGTACACGTATTAAACACCTTCAGATCACCATTCTCCATACGGGTCAACATCCAGTTAACGCCGAACTCTACAGAGTTACCCCCGTGTTTACCATCAGGACCCGGTGGGTTACTGAAGGGCTCATACACTACATTGAGGTTGTGGTCATCTTTAAGAAGGTCTACGAATCTACGACCAGAGGTTGCTCCATCGTGCTTAAAGGCATCGTGGGGGACAACTACCGGGATCTGGTGACCACCCTTCAGGTAGATAGCATCAGCGTGCATCCCAAGGGTCTCACCACTCTCACTCCTCTCATCATAGAGGTAATACTTGTCTTTCTCAGGATCCCAAGCAACACAGGCGATAGCGTTAGGGTGGTCAAACCCGAGGTCGATACCGATGATCCTATGGAAGTGGTCAGGGATCTGGAAAGGCTCACATACAAACTTCTCTTCCAGAATGGGGAAGACTACACCAGATCCGAGCATAGGAACACCCTCGGCCCTCATCCTGCGTTCTGCTGGAGAGTATACCGAGAGTAGCTGCTCTTTAACTTCTGGACTGAGGTGTGGGGCGTCTTCCCAGCTTGCATGGACAAGGAACTGACCAGGTTTAAGATCCTGGAGGAAGTCCTTGACGATCTCCGTCAGACCATGCTCTGGGGTAAACGTCAGATATACAATACCCCCAGTAGTAGCCGTTCGGGTTACACACTGGGTATAAATGTCCTTGGGGCATTCCTCATCGAGCCAGATGACGTCGATGGCAGTACCCATGAATTTGTCCTGGGACATTTCGTAGGACTTGAAGATAAGGGACGAGAGGCCCCCGGAGGCATGCTTAACAACTACTGCTTGCACACATCCGGGTTTACCTTCCCTACGAATCGTCTCTACGATATCTTCCTTGGGGATCATCCCCGTTCCAAAAGCCTCAGGGTTCTTCCAGTCACCTAGTAGTTCGGACTGAAGAATATCCCGAGTGGTATCCGTGGAGATCCCCGCCGCCCAGCAGTTCACTGGACGATCATACTTTCTACCAGTCCACCACTCAGGGTAGCGACCGGTGAGGTGGCAGGCCATGATAAAGGCCCCGGTGTAGGTTTTACCACAGCGGTTACCAGTCATAGCCAGCAACTGGGCGCAGTTCGAGGAAGCTGCGATAAACTTCTCTTGCCACCCATAAGGAGTGTACTGGTTCATGCGGAAATACTTCTGCCGCTCCGCCAACTCCCTGACTAGATTCCGTAGCCGCTCTTGGGTATCCATTAGACCACCTTGTCACCTACTGTTGATGCACGCCACAGGGCCCGTTGGAGGTCCCTTACGCGCACTGGAGTTTGTTTAGCCCAGAGGCTATCTTCTGCCTCCCATGCAGCTTCATCAAACCTTCCGGATTTCAGAAGATTCCACGTCTTGGGGAACTTCTTCGTCCACGCTGTACCCAGCTGGAAGTTGACGCTAACGAGGGCATCGAATAGTTCTGGAGTGCAAAAAGGCAGCTGAGATACTTGCCCTTGGGCTGCATCATAGGCTGCCTTACTATCCTTCTCTAGCCAAGTCTCTGCTCGGGCTAGAGTAATCGGTCCGTCTTCCCCAGGGAGTTGCAGGTGGCCATAACCACCAGTTACTTTTCCGAGGGAGTCTTTGTACCACTTTAGTACCAACCCCTCTCTTCGCTTGATTAGATCAAGGTACTTAAGAGGTTGGGAAAGAAATGACTTTAGCCAACTCTGGCTCTTCGTCGAGAATTCGTCGAACTTCACTGATTAGATCCTCTGCGGACATATCTTCCACATTCTTAGTAGTAAGCTCCAGTTTCTGCTTAGCTCCGAAGCCTCCACGATCCAGGATATCCTGGGCCGCCTTGAGGCGAATCCCACCTTTCTCTTCTGGGTTGCTAGCGATCTCTACAACCACACGAAGCGCCATGGGGACATGACTCCCGATGCGCTCAGAGATAAAGGCGTTGATATACTCGGCATGCTTTCGATGGTATGCAGCTACGTTGCGTTGCGCATGATTAGGAGAGAACCCAGCGGCTATATATGCTTGGGTTTTGTTCATACCATCTGCCAGAGCCTCACAATAGAGGTCTAGCTTTTCTTTAGCAGAAAGAGGAGCAGCCCCAATCGAGACAACCTTTTCGTCTGACATACACTGCTCCGATCTCTCTAAATGGTCACCCCGGTAGGACTCGAACCTACGACCTCCTGTGTCCAAGACAGGCACTCTAACCAACTGAGCTACGAGGAGTTAATGGTGGTCGAAGGAAGGAATTGAACCTCTAGCCTAAGGCGTCCGGGTTACAACCGGATGGTAGTAGCCATCTACCTCTACAACGACCTTTGTTGGCTGGGATGGTAGGGCTCGAACCTACGACCTGAGAGTTAACAGCTCCCTGCTCTACCAACTGAGCTACATCCCAATGAATTCTAAAGCACCCTTAAGGTTAATTTCTCAACCTTATAATACTATTATATCACACTTTTTCTATTTTGTCAAGCCCCTTTTCATCTTTTTTTTATTTTTAGTCGCAAGACCCGGATTTGTTAGGGGTTTTGCTGGAATGGGAAAGGGGTTCTTAAGACTATCTTAAGATAACCTTAAGGTAACTAACCTTCTTAGTAAGTAAGTCAAAAGGAAGAAGGAATCTTAAGAGCCTATAGGTCTATTATACTACATTTTGGATACCTTGTCAAGTACTTTTTGATATTTCTTTGATAATCACATGATTTACCCGACGAACGGTATGATAGGGTTCTATAGGTATACCCTAAGACTACCCTTCGTAGGTTGCTGGTAAGGGGTAAGTGGCATAGGGTTCCCTTGATCCAGGTTCTATAGGTACTCCCTGAGGTTGTTCCATAGGTACTCCCCTAGACTACCTCTGTTTGCTATGTCCTGGCCTATTGCCCCTTTATCCAGTAATATACCAACAGGTATCGGAGGTTGCCTTTGATCCAGGGCCTATAACCGGGGGATACCCCAAAAGTCTATTTTATCCTCCGGTGTATCTGGGGAATATCCCCCCAGGAGTCCCCCAGATAAAGTGGGGGTGGCCTATCCCCAGGGGTATAGCCCCTAGCCCCTCCCTAGGATACCATAAAGCTAGTCCAGGGGTCAACCCCCTGAGCTACCGTTCATCGGATAGACCCTAGGGTATTCATAAGAAAAATCTTAGGGTATTCAGGTGGTTGTACGGGGGAATTTCCCTTGGTAAACCCTTGATCCC